CAATCAGAGCAGCGGTCGGCAGCGTGTAGGTTGCAGCAGAAGTGGAAGGGTTGGCTACCAGCATACCGCCCAAAATCTGGGCGGCGGTCAGGGTCGCCGTGGAAGTTGCGGTTTGCGGTGTGTCCGCGTAGCCCATCGTGGTTTCTGCACGATTGCCAGCGCCGACCTGATAGCCGCCTGCACCATTAGAAAGAGCCATGATTTGTTCCTTTACAGAAAGGGTTTAACCCCACATACGGCAAGCGAGTTGCGGACGAATGACCGAGTAGCCGTAGAGGACGTCAATACGGCAGGGCATCCTGTCGTTGTTGATGTCGTACTGGCGCACGATCCGCATGGAGATCCCGTTGTGAACCTGGCGGCTCGCCATGTCCACGCCCTGCGGCATCACAAGGTCAGCGGTCGCAAACGCGATCGCGTCTTTGTGGTAGAGCAGGTTCTGCGGGTACTGGGTGCTGGCGCTGCCCAAGAAGGTCACCGTCGCGCCCGATTGCGGGAACGAGTCCACGGTTGCCAGAGCCTGACCGGAGGTGTAGATCGCCGGGCTGACGCTGACCGTGTACGCGCCGCCGGCTGCCGTCGCGTCAGCGGTCGCCACAAACTGCTGAAGCGAACCGGTCGACTCACGGGTCTGCGGGTTGACCGCAAACACGCTGCCGATCGTGAACACATCGCCCTTCTTGATGGTCTGCGTGCCGGTGCCGGTGATCGCAACGGTCGTCGCGCCCTGCGTGCTGACGGTAGTGGTCACCGTGTGCGCGCCGGTGCGGGTGCCGGTCGTGTGCTGCTTGATCGACTGCGACATTGCCATCTCGTCGTAACCCAGAATGCCTTCGCCCATCAGGCCCGACTTGAACTGACGGCTGATGGTCGACACCGGGTTGAACAAGCCCTTCATGCCCTCGACCAGACCGGCGTTGGCAGCCGGGTTGACGGTGGCATAGCGCGGGCTCATCGGCGCGGCGGCCTCGTTCAGCTTCTGCTGACCTTGGAGCAGCACCAGGCTGGTCGACGGAACGGTGCCAGGCGTGCCGACCGAGGCAAAGATGCCTTGGTAAGCGTTCGCCACATCGGCGTCGATGCTGGAGGCCAGCTGACTAACCCGAGGCTTCAACACACGCTCGGCGAAGTCGTCGAGCTGCATCGTCAGTTCGGCAGTCGTGAAGTTGATGCCGATATGCTTCTGGCTGGAGACGGTGAGCGTGGTGAACTGCTCATTGTCGTCCTGCACTTGCAGCGCGGCGCCATCGGTTACCAGCGCGCGGTCCGGCAGACGGATACGAAGGGTCGTACCAATCTTGGCGCCTTCCTGCGCGAACGAGTTGTCGTCATTCTGTTCGGCATGGGCCGCTACACCCACACCCTGCTTTCGCAGCCTTGGCTTTCACCAAGGATCAGACTATATCTTCAAACGGACCGCCAGATGCGCCCACTTCGGATCATCGACACCAAGCTAGGTGTGACACCAAATTGAGCAGCAATCTCTCGGTGCAGACCAACTGAAGCGCGAATTTTCTTGACGTCTTCCGACGACAGTTTGCGGCGCCCGCTACGATCGCCAGCAGCCTGGCGATTTTTAGTGGTCATGTCTGCCATGTTGTCGTGGAACGAACCCGAAAACAGATGTTCTGGGTTGACGCATCGACGATTGTCGCATTTGTGCAGAACGTAGTCTGTTGGCTTGCTATACGCCAACTCATACGCTACGCGGTGCGAGTAGTGGGGCTTTCCGTTCATGCTGAACTGCCCATACCCGTTACGCATCACAAACCCGACCCACTCATGGCAGCCATTCTCGCGGACGGCCACTTTTTCAGAAAATCGTTCTTCAACTGATCGCTTCACGTTTGCCCCGCATTTCGGGCCGCTTGGCCCTACGCCGTTTCCGGCTAGTCGTTGAACCTTCATCATATCACAGTTAATGATAAGATGCTTGGCTGCTGATTGCCCAATCCAGCACTTTTTGGCCGTCACGATTCCCGTTTCCGAGTGCGTTGTGGCGTGCATGGCTCTAAGGGGTTTCCAGCAATTAACGGGGTTTAACGTCAGCTAGACTTTCGTTTACTGACGGTTTACGTTACGGGTGATCACAAGGTTGTTCTCGAGGATTTCGAGAGCCTTCCTCGTGATCATGTCAATCGTAAGAATGCTATTTGCCATGATGGCTCCTTAAACTTGCTGTTGGGCTTGCCACTTGCGGATCTGCCGTTGGCGCTCCGCTTCGATCCACGCAGTAGCATCCATCGCTTTGACCGAGCGAGGGTCCGTGGTGTCGTAAGCGGGCGTTCCGGCCGTTCGCGCTGTGACAGGCGTGATGGGCGCCGGGGCGCTCGATTGCTTCCTGACCGGCATTGGATTGCTGGCGAGTTTCGCCTCAATCTTGCCGATCTCCTTGGCCTGCAAGATCGGGCTCAAGCGGGAGATGCGATCAGCTTCCTTTGGATGACTGCCTAAATAATAGGCAAGGTCAGGTCCAGCGTCAGAAGCCTGAATCGTTTGCGCCATCACGGTGGTGATTCGCAGGTTCGGGTTGTAGGCGACCGTTTCAAAGTCGTCGTACTTGTCCCGCGCTTGCTCTTCCCGTTCCGCATACGTCTCCAGCAGCTCGGCCTGTTGGCGCTCCATGTCCCTTTGCTGGAGAAGCTGTTGAGCCTTCTGTTCGGCCAGCGCTTGCGCGTAGGCTTCAACCGACTCAAACTGTTCTGCCGGCGGCAGTTCCTTGGGCGTCTCGGACGTTTGCTGCTGGGGGCGCTGTTGGCGCTCCCACTTGCGCTGCTCTCGCGCAAGCCGTTTGGCAACGATGGCGTCAAGCTCTTCTTGAGTGAAGGTCTTGGTCGCTTCCGGCGTTTGTGGTGTTGCTTCAGCGGGTTCAGGTGCCGTAACCTGGAGCTCTGCTGGCGCGGGGGTCTGTTCGACCTGTACCGCTACTTCTTGGTCTGACATGGTTGATTCCGAAGAACCCCTGGTGTAGCGCACCAGTACGCACTGAGGTTAATCGTTTTGCGTGGTGGGTGTCAAGCTGCTTTGCTGCTGAATCTGCTCACGCAGTTTTTGCCAGATCGCAACAGACACTTCCAGCGGCAGTTTGCCCAGCCCCATCGCAATGATGTTGGCTTCTTCAACCGTGATTTTGATCGTGAACTCTTGCATCACCAGGGCACTCCAGTTGCACTCACCGGGTTCTTCTGCGCTTCGATCTGTGCAGCGACAGCAGCCTCAGTTGCGTCTTTGTCTACGCCAGAAGCCCAGATCCAGCCCAGCACTTCTTCTTGCGTCAGGTCAGCATAGGGAATCACCGGCTGACCATCGGGCCATGAGCAGGTGGAGTAGACGCGACTAGAATAGTCACCGTCTTGTGCGGAGCAAGACCAATGGGCTGTGGTTACAAATCCGTCAGAGGTGCGGCGGTCAAGCTGGGAGATTGTCCAAGTGGTGGTCATGATTTAGTCCTCGATAAACTCGTGAACAGCGTCAAGACCGAAATGGTCGTTGACAAACTTAAGCAGACGCTCAACATCAATCTTCAGCACTTTGCCGGTTGGTGTGTGCTTGGAATGGAAAATCCATTCGTTCGTTGCTGTGTCGTGCGGTGACAGCAGGGTTGCGTTTCCTGCTGCGTCCATTACCCGCGCTTCGCCTGCTGTTGAATAGAACGACACCCCGTTTGCAAGAGTACCGACAGGCGCAGTGCCGTCAAAGATGTCTAGGCGATTTGTGCCAGCGGTTGTTGCGCGAGCAGCAGTGCCGCCTACTTGGACGCTACCACCAGACGATGTTTGAAAATCCCCCCCGCTGGTGATACGGGCGCGTTCGGTGGACGATTGAAGGAAGCGCAGCGAGTCATTAGCACCTCGCACAATCCATTCTTCGTTACCGCTTGACAAAAGTGACAGGCTTGCAGTACGGGCAGTGTTTGACCCAGTACCGCCGCCGCGAACTCGGATTGCCCCCGCGACATCCGCATAAGCGGTCAACTGGAAGCCGCTGTCCGGCGAACTCGTCCCAATACCCAAATTCCCACTCGCATCCAGCGTCATGGCTTGGGTGAACGTAATAGCGTTACCTGCGGTGCCGGAGGGGGCGTTGAACCAAGCGTGAGCGCCTTGCCACTGTCGATACTGCGTAGCGTTGTCAGTTACGATGTATTTGAAATTCCCAAGGGAGTCGTAAAAACTGTTGGAGCCAACATACGCCTGATTGTTGTTAAGACCCCAGAAAGTGGCGGCAGTGCTGATTTGCATTGCTTTGGTTGCACTATTCCAAGCACTCGGAGTCACCCCCAAGCCGAGGTTGCCGGAGGAGTCGATGGTGGCTTTAACCGCAGAGTTTGTCCAAAACTGAAGCGCATGGTTAGTCAGTGTGCCAATAACACCAGCAGAATCAACAGAACGCGCTTGGATAAAAATGTTGACTGTCCCGTCTTTGATCTGCGCG